AAAGGAGGAAAAGAAAAATGGAAATTAATTTGAACCGAATTAAAGCGGAAAGAATTGCAGCAGGAATTTCACAGCAACAAATGGCGAAAGTCTTAGGAATTTCTCGTGGAGCATACTGGAAGCGCGAAAATGGCCAGACACCTATTGGAGCCGAAGAACTAGCTAAAATTGCAGAAACAATAGGAATCGATAAGGATAACATAGGAATTTTTTTTAAATTTAACGTTACCGAACGTCAACATTTAGTTAAAGAATAGGAGGAACAAAATATGAAAGAACTAATACCAACAACACAAGATGAAAATGGTCGTATTTTAGTGAGCGGCCGAAACTTGCATGAATTTTTAGAAGTTAAAGAAAAATATACTCAATGGTTTGAAAGAATGGTTGAGTGTGGGTTCACCGAAAACGTTGATTTTACAAGTTTATCCCAAAAATCGGAAAAACCTTCTGGTGGTCGTCCCCAAATTGACCACGCAATGACAATTGACATGGCAAAAGAAATTTCAATGCTACAACGGAATGAAAAGGGAAAAATTGCACGCCAGTATTTTATTAGTATCGAAAACAAGTACAACAAATTGCAACTTGATACTTCGAAGCTTAGTCCTGAGCTTCAAATGTTCAAAAAGATATTTGATTCATCAGCAGCTTTGGAACTCAAAACAAAGCAACTTGAGAATCACCAAAATGAAACTGATAAGAAATTAGATAGCATTTCAGAAATCATTGGTACTTCAACACTTGATTGGAAAAATGCAACTATGCACCTGATCAACAAAATTGCAAAAATCATGGGTAATACTGTTGAAGCGCATAGAAACATTAGAAATAGTATCTATACCGATGTTGATCGCCGAGGCGGAGTTAGTTTGAATATTCGTTTAACAAATTTTAAACGGCGCATGGCACTTGAGGGAGCTTCAAAAACAAAGATTGGCAAGCTTAACCGTGTAGATGTGATTACCCAAGATAAAAAGCTGATTGAAATTTATATGGCTATCGTTAAAGAATATGCAATCAAATATGGCGTTTGGAATAACGATTTTGATAGCAGAAAGGACGCCTAAAAATGAAATTAACAGTTATTTCAAGAACACCAGTGCAGATTTGGAACGATTCGTCTGTAAAAGTCGCAAATGTTTGGAAGAAAAAAGGGTTCCTGACTACTGAAGAAACACAGAAACTTATTTTAGACAGCATTAAAGGCTTTGATGAAGATGCCTATGATAGCTTATCACTCAAAGTTAAAAAAGATTGGATGTTCGGCTTAATTGGCTTAATTGAGCAGCTTACACCAAAACAATTTTGTCAGATCATTCCAATCAAGAAAGACTTTAACGGCCATAAATGGGGATGCAAAGATTATTTCTACACAAGGGATTGGATTGAAAAAAGTATCGGTTGGGATAACAAAATTCCTGATGGATTTCAATTTTTGATGGAATACTGGGCTGATGAAGTTTTTGATTTAAGTACTTGGATGATGACAGTTATTAGTGATAATCAGCGTAGACAATCAGGCAAATCATTGTTTGAAAGGTTTGCCGAAGAAAACGGAATTAAGCTTCATACGCTTGGAGAACTCGGCTTAGAGTAAGCAATTAGTCAAATAGAAAGGAAGATTTAAATGAGACGGCCTAAAATTTACTTTTTTATTAGCTATGTGCTTCCAATTATTGTTAGTTGCATAGGCGGTGCTATTGGTTCTTTAGTAGTTATTTATTTCATGAAGAAATAAGTAATGATAGATCCTATTACGGCTCCAATAGTGCCAGAAATTTTATTAGTTATCAAAGGATATGCAAAGCTAGTTTTAAAAGCATTTTTCTTATTGTTGATGTAAATCGAAAGTTCATTTTTACCAGCTTGAGTTAAGTAGATTCTTTTTAATCCAATTAATTGAATACTTTCGTCATACTCAGGATCGTAATCAATTAGGCCCTTTTTCTCTAGATCTATAAGAACTTGGTTTGAGTTATATGAATCAAGGTCTAGTGGCAAATCACTTGAATTAACTTTTTGTAACACGTCAATTTGTTCTTTAGATAACTGCATGTTAATTACCTCGTTTTTAAAAATATTATATACCAAAAAATAAAAGGAGTAAGGAAGATGAAATTAACTATCGAAGGCAATACAGAAGAAATTAAAAACGTGTTCCAAGCTATTGGTGGTAGCAAGGAACACATACAAGAAAATCAATATTTAAGCATTGGGATTACTAGATGTTATCCCATCACTGTGGAGCCAAAGATTCTTGCAATTAGGGCAAGCAACTAAATCAACTTTTAATCCCTGACCAATATTTATGCCTCCATTATCTGAAACTGTCTGAAGCAAAACATGCTGATTATTTGGAAGATTTAACGGGCCTGCAGTGTCTGAATCACAAAAAGGACATTTAGCCATTTAATTTCACCTCGATTATATTGGATTAATTAAATTATATACCAAAAATTTTATGAAAGGGGATGTAAATATGCCCGCGTTAATTAACGAAAATGCAATTGCAGACCTAATCAAAGAGCAAGTCAATAAGCTTACTGATCAGCAACTTTTGAAAAAACTTGATGGCATCACTTGGTCAACTGACCAGTTCCGTAAAGCCTGCTGTGGTGGGAAAGATAGTGGCTGGGTTACAACTTTCGTGCTAGACAAGTTTCTTGATGAGATTGACTACTATCGTGGCGGATGGCTGATTCGTGGTGGTCGTGGAAAAGCAAATATCATTTTCGCCAAACCAGCTTGTGAGTGGATGGAAAAAAATCGGAATCGAATTGATTGGGAGGCGAAAATATGACGTTCATCTATTGGTTCACAACATTAATTATCGTCTATTTCATTGGTCACTATGAGGGGAGGCATGAAAGAAAATGATTGGATTTCTTTGGCTTAACACTTATTGGTTTCCTGCGTTCACTTTTCTAGGTGGCTTGATTTCAGTCTTATGGCTAATTAGTAAGGGAGTTGATGTAATTGAACATATTGGCTCAAGAATTGCTAGGCGTTGGTATTCTAGCGATTCTATGCATAGTAGCAATTTTGATTAAGGAGAGATGGAAATGAAATTTACCGGTTTAGATTTGCTTAATAAATTAAAGTTTATCAAGGCAAGTTACGGAACTGGCATCTACAAAACAGAAGATATTACAGTCCACGGAAAGCCAGTTCACATTTTAAAGTTTACCGACGATGATGAATTTGAGATAAAAAAAGAGCCGGTAGCCGCCGACTCCAACAAATAAATAAAAATTTTACAAGGCAAGTATAACACGAAAAGGAGCTGAAAAGTTGAAAAAACAAAAAATAGAGCTGTTTAATGACCATTTTCAAAATTACAAACGCTATGCAATTTCAAAAGCTCAACTAGTGATTGCAGATATTCCTTACAACGTTGGCAATAACGCATATGCGAGCAGCCCAGCATGGTACAAAAACGGTGATGATTCAAATGGTCAGTCTGACAAAGCAAATTCAACTTTTTTGATACGGATGTCGATTTTAGAGTTGCAGAGTTCATGCACTTTTGTTCACACATGCTAGTAAAAGAGCCTAAAGAGAAAGGCAAAGCACCAGCAATGATTGTGTTTTGTGCATTTCAACAGATGCCAATGGTTATTGATTATGCAAAACGTTATGGCTTTAATCACAACTATCCACTTGTTTTTATAAAAAAATCAAGCTCACAAGTTTTAAAAGCCAATATGAAAATTGTTGGAGCAACAGAATACGCAGTAGTTTTGTACCGTGACAAACTACCAAAATTCAATAATGACGGAATAATGATAAAAAATTGGTTTCGATGGGAAGTTGATAATAAATATCCCAAAATACACCCAACGCAGAAGCCAATTCCAGTATTAAAAAGATTAATACAAATTTTCACTGATAAGGGAGATGTGGTTATTGATCCTTGCGCTGGGAGTGGTAGCACATTGAGGGCGGCAGCAGAACTCGGGAGAAGTGCATATGGCTTTGAAATTAAAAAGGATATGTATAGAAAAGCAAAAGAAAAAATGCTAAACAGTTTTGAATTATTACTCGTTTAAAGGAGCTGATTTAAATGCAGTGGCAAGAGTTATTCGAAAAAATGCCTGCTGGTGAGAAAGCACGTGTGTTTACTACAGAAGCAAAACGCCAGTACGCATTAAAAAACTTTGAAATCGCAAGTCAGTTTAGAAAGTTAGCAGAGGAGGCTAAGAAAAATGCAGACAACAATTAAACCTATGATTGCAGATTGGTATGATGTGAAGCATTTTGAAGATTGGCAACATAATCCGGTCAAATCGGGTGAAGAATACTATCTGATTGAGCCAATTAAGGAATATATAGACATCATACCAGCCGATGAGATTAGAACATATCTTGATCTAGGCAGAGAAGCAAGTGAAGGCTGGATAGCTTACGTTTTAGACGAAAAATATCCGGGTTGGTCGACCGAAATAGCAACAGGGGAGGTGTCTGAATGAAGTTTAGAACAGGCCACGGTAGTATTTACGGGCGTCCTGAAGATTGTACTCCTGAAGCAGTTGAAAGGCGCTGGAAAAGAATTGAAGCGAAGGTGTTGAAGAATAAAAAGCATAAAAGCAAGAAAAAGAAGAAAGCAAGGTGACCTCGCAATGATTAAATCAGGCATGACAGTTTTGTACAAAAACGGAACATATCGTGTGCGTTCAGTGGTCGATTATAAGCCGTATGCACTCGCTTGGCTTAACACAGGTATCTATGTGCCGGTTGAGCAGTTAAGCATGCTAGATGAATTTTAAGGAGGAACAATAAATGAATCTATTTGAGTTAACAGACAAATACAGGAAACTAGCTAACCGAGATGATTTAGACGCTGAAATGATTAAGGACACGCTAGACAGTATCGAAGACACATTCAATAGCAAAGTTGATAACATTGCAACTTGGATAGAACGAAATCAGATGAATGTTGATTGGCTTACTAATAAAATCCAAGAGTTGCGAGAGCTGCAAACTACTTTGAAAAACAAGAATAAGCAACTTAATCAGTATTTGACTGATGTAATCGACGATGCTGGGTACAAGGAAGTTAAGACTGATAATCACATTTTGAAGCCTCGAAACTATCGTTCAAGTGTGTATATCGAAGATGAATCACTAATTCCAGTTGACTATATCAAAAAAGAAGAAGTAACAAAAATTGACAAAAAGACTTTATATGCTGATTTAAAAGCAGGAAAGATGATTAGTGGTGCCGGATTAAAGTCTAATCGAAAGGTTGTGATCAAGTAATGAAAGTCAATTCATTAAAGACAGTTAAACGTACCGATAACTGGCGAATATGCTTATATGGCGATTCAGGCGTTGGCAAAACATCTGCTGTAAAGCTTTTAAAAGGCAAGACACTCATATTTGCTTTCGATAATTCGACTAAAGTCCTAGGTGGATTAGATATTGATGTAATAGATTTTGATCAGCTTAATCCAGTTCAAAATGTAAAGGAATTTATGCTAGAAGTTAAAGAACTTACAAAAGAATATGACAATTTAGTTTTAGATAATATCAGTGCTTTGGAGAAAGCATGGTTTACTGAACAAGCTAAGAAAAGCAAAAGTGGTATCAGAAACGAGTTGCAAGACTATTCTGGTTGGACAAACTATTTTTTGAGATTTATCTCAGCAGTATATATTCTTCCAATTAATATTCTGGTAACTGCATGGACTGATGAACAAAAGGTTACTACATTGACCGGTCAAACTTTTAATCAGTATGTTCCTGAAATTAGAAGTAGCGTCAGAAATACATTTATGGGGCTAACAGATATCGTTGGCAGGGTTGTTATCAATCCTAAAACTCATGGCAGAGGTGTAATTCTAGAAGGAGACGATAGCGTTTTTGCAAAAAACAGATTAGATCAACGAACAGTAGCTCCAATTGAAGAACTTTTTAATTTTGAAACAGAAAAGACAAATAAAAGAGAAGAAAAGGTAGGTAATAAAT